AACCCTTTTTCGATTTCCTCAGCTGGGTAGCTGATACCGTTCAAGATCATTGTGCCGTCCGCAACGCTGCCGGATGGAATCGTCATGAACGGTATCAGCTACCCAGCTGAGGAAATCGAAAAAGGGTTTATGTCGCTGAACAACACTTACGCGCCGTTAGGGCATCCGACAGTCAATGGCATGTTTGTGAGCGCATCGGATCCCGAGGGCATCAATATCGGCTGGATTGGCGCGCATAACGAAAACGTGCGGCGTGAGAATGGTCGCGTGCTGCTCGATAAAGTGATCGACGTTGCCCGCGCAAACGAAAGCGTTGGGGGCCGGTCGGTTTTGGAAGCTGTTGAAAAAGGCATGCCAATTCACACCAGCACAGGGTTGTTTTGCGATCTTGAGGTGTCAACAGACGACGCATATGAATTTATTGCCCGTAACATTGATTTTGACCATGATGCGATTTTGCTGGGTGAGGATGGCGCAGCCACACCCGATCAAGGCGTAGGTATGATGGTTAATGCCGAGGGTGAGCAGACTGAAATTGACGTTATCAATTCCGTGTTCGACCAAGTCGATCAGGAACTAGACTGGGCGGCAGAAGATGCCGTCCGGGCAGCCGAAAGGCTCGAACGCGTGCCAGTAATGGATCGCATTAAGTCCGCAATACTGGAAGCCGTGCGCGGCGCCGGGCGGGAACCCTCTGCAAACACAGGAGACGCAGATATGGACAAAGTTCAATTCGAAGCGCTATCCGCTGAGGTCAAAACCCTCACGGATTCGCAAAAAGACATCGGCGAAACAATTGCCAATGCCGTCACAGCAGCAATCAAGCCGCTGACCGACAACATCGCCACAATGCAGGCCAACCAGACCGCCAAAGACAAGTTGGAACTGGACGGGTATGTTGCCACGATCATCAAGGCCAACATTCTTGACGCTGACTCAGCTGCGGAATTGACGCTCAATGCCGCCCGTAAGCTGGCGGCCAACGCCAAGCCCGGCACGGCTGCTGCCCTTAATGGGGCATTTGGCGGCACTGGTCCTGCCGACGACTTCGCAGGCTATGACCTCAACGCCGTTATGGACGGCACAGACAAAAAGGCGGTGAATTGAGATGGCCGGTAACACCATTTTCCGGGGGCCGATCACGCATCAGCCCATTTCGGTCAGCAAGCCCGTCGCAGGTGCTTACATGCCCGGCACGTTTGTGGAAGAAACCGCAACAGAGCTTGTCCAGATCACCACGTCCTTGGCCAAGTTGCCGTTGATCCTGTCCACTCTGGAGTTCAAGGACCAGACTGTCACGGACGCATATGCCGACGAGGATACGGGCATTGCCTTTGCGCTCGTTCCGGGCATGGTTGTGCAAGCGAGCCTTGCCGCCGCGACCTACGCTTTGAATGCACCGCTGAAGATTGCTGCGTCCGGTCGATTGGCCGCTGCAACAACCGCCGGCGATATTGTCATTGCGTTCTTCAGCGACACACCTGCCGCATATAGCGCCGGTGACTTGGCCGATGTGACAATCGCCAATTCCTACAACGTTCCAGCGGCATAAGGAGGACACCTGATATGCTTCGTTTTACAGATGAACAGCAAGCGTTTGTTCTGGCGAATCGTCGCCAGTTTAACGCTTCGCAAATCGCCATGGCAGAAAACCATGGTCAAACGCTTATCGGCAATGCACTGCCCCTCCCCAAAGACGTGTGGGGCTTGTGGGACCGTGAGGCCGTAGAGGTCCAGCGCACGACACTTCGTGTGTTCAATGACCTTTCGTCGTCGGTATCCATGCCCATGCCGATCGGCAAGCTGGTCCACCACTTCCAAACCGTGTCTGACAGTGGGCAGGTAAACGTCTCGTTGGATGGCCGATCAAAAGGCCGCACTGATCAGCCTGTGTTTGCCTACCATGGCACGCCACTGCCGATCATCGACAGCCCGTTTTCTTACGGCTGGCGTCAGGTGGCTGCTGCATCGACGGAAGGGTTCCAGCTTGACGCTGCGGGCCGGTCCAACTCGATGCGCAAGATTGCGGAAAAAGCCGAGAGCCTGATGCTCAACGGCGACACTGACATCGTCGTCGGTGCTGATCCGCTTTACGGGCTGCGCAATCACCCGCGCCGCAACACCCGGACCACAGCTCAGGCGTTGAACGGGGCAACAGGCGCACAGTGGTTGGCAACCATCACGGCGACGTTGAAACTGCTTCACGGTGATAACTTCAAATCGCCAGCCACGATCTACCTGAACTTTGACGATTGGTTCTATGCCACATCGACCGAGTTTACGGCGGGTTATCCTAAGACCATTGCGCAGCGCGTGCTGGAATTGGGCGGCTTGCGCGAGGTCATCGACGCTGACAGTATCAACGCTGGCGAAGTCATTGCGATTGTCAAAGATCGCAGCGTTTTGCAGGTGTTGAGCGGTATGCCGATGACCACACGGGCGCAATTCCGTGCGAACCCTGAAGACGACTACAACTTTGTGACCATGGCCGCCGTCGCCTTGGAAATCAAATTTGACGCCAACCAGAACTGTGGCGTTGCGGTTTCGTCCCTCGCGTAACATGATGGGCCGGTATAACCGACCGGCCCGTTTCAACCCACGGAGACATACATGAAAATTCAAATCACAATGAAGGGCGCAAGTGGCCACAATGTTGGCGATGTTGTCGAGATTGATGGAAACGCAATTCCATCATGGGCGATTAACAAATGCCGCGTGGTCGGCAATGCCAAGACCGCAGTGACCAACCCCGCCAAGGGTGCAATGCCCTGCAGACCATCTCTGAAGGGCTAACCAATGACCGCGACCGTTGCAGGCTGGATCACATACGCGAGCGCACGAGGCGATACTGTGGTAGATGACGCTGCAAGTGCATCGGCGCTCGTTCGCGCAACAGACCATATCAAATACACCTATTTGAATCGCCTCTTGCCGGGGCTTGACGCAACAACGCTGGCGGTCGTCGATCCGGCGACCTATGAGGCTGCGAAACTAGAGATCGCAACGCCTGGCTTTTTTACCGTCACGTTTAGCCCGGACCAGCAGAAGACACTAACTGGCGTGGATGACATCAAATGGACACCTATCGCAGGGGGTAAGGGCGGTTTTGAATCTGCTACGCCCGTCAGCACAATCATTGCCGCGATGTTTGACCCTTACGTCACAGATCGTGACGGGCCTTATTTTGACTTTGCCACCATCGGCAAAACGGCTGCCCGATGAGCGGGGCCGCCATTGCCGCAGAAGTCGCGCTGGCCTATGCTGAGGCGGGGCGTGACGCGGGTGACGGACTTGGGGCGGCATATGTGACCATCGCCCGACCAGGGCAGCCCACGGGGCCGGAATGGAACCCTACACCCGGCGCGCCAGTGGTTCACACCTTCACGGCCAAGCCATCCGGCAAAGCCTACACGCAGCGGACCGGGCTGGCACTTGGCGCAAAAGAACAGGTTTATTCATTGGCAAATCACGCCGTGACCATCGCCCCCAGCACGTCCGACGTGCTGACGATCGACGGCGTGAATTACCCGGTGCAGGAAGTTATCCCGATGGACCCGGCGGGCTTTGTGATATCTTGGCTTGTGAAGGTCATGGGTCCGGGATCAGCCGCCGCGCAACTGTTCGCGCTATTTGTGCCGCAGGGATCGGACGCGCTTGTCACTTCAGACGGCGACACATTCAGGGTTAGGAACTAGCATGGCCAATTATGACTCAGCGTTTACGGGCGTTCAGATCGACGCGGCGCTTACCAAGGCCAATAGCGCGACGCAGCCGGGCGACCTTGGCACGGCTGCGACAACGGCTGCTACGGACTATGCAACGGCGGCCCAAGGCGCGCTTGCGGATAGCGCGACGCAGCCGGGCGACCTCGCGCTGATGGTGGAAAGTGACGTAACTGGCGTAACAGGCGCGGACGCAGTGTCCAATATCATGAGCCTCACGCAAGCTGAATATGACGCAATCACCACGCCAGACGCTTCGACGATCTACGTGATTACGGACGCATAAAATGGCCCTGACACTCGGCACCACGCCACTGAACAAGATTTATCTGGGCAGCACGGCAATCAACAAGGCTTACCTTGGCGCGACTGTCGTGTTTTCAGGCGGCAGCTTCGACCCCACGTCCCTATTCGCAGCCAGTCAACAGGGATTGTTATACGAAGCATTCGACATTTCCACGCTGTTCCAGCTTTCAGACGGGACCACGGCTGTCACGGTGGCAACCGATCCTATTGGATACGCTGGCGACAAGTCCGGCAACAGCAACCACGCCATTCAGGCCACGGCGGCGGCGCGTCTGATATACCAGACTGGCCCCGCGCGCATGGCGCTGGACAAAGTTGACGACCGCCTGCCCGTGACGGTGCCTGGTGGTGGCTTCACCGGCACGATGGTTCTCGGCACGGATCAAGGGACGGCTTCCTACGGTGTGACAATTCCAGCGGGCGCTTATGACATTGGCGGCAGAAGCGGCCTGTATTTTCCCGGCACCGCACTCGTCGGGCAGTTAATCCGCGACGGGGCTTTGAGCGATGGGGAAGCGGCTGCGACTGAGGCTTACTTTGTGGTAAACGGCGCGACTGCCAGCTATGGTGCCGTGACGAGCTTTGCCAGTTTCTGGCGGAATTGGTCGGAACTCACATCCTTCCCTCTGATAAACACGGCAGCAGGGACTAATTTCATTTATGCTTGGCGGGGCTGCACCAGCCTAACATCCTTCCCTCTGATAAACACGGCAGCAGGGACTAATTTCATTTATGCTTGGCGGGACTGCACCAGCCTAACATCCTTCCCTCTGCTAGACACGTCAGCAGGGACTAGTTTCAATGCTACTTGGCAGGACTGCAACAGCCTGACGTCCTTCCCTCTGCTAGACACGTCAGCAGGGACTAATTTCGCTTATGCTTGGCGGGGCTGCACCAGCCTAACATCCTTCCCTCTGATAGACACGTCATCAGGGGCTAATTTCGCTTATGCTTGGCAGAACTGCAACAGCCTGACGTCCTTCCCTCTGCTAGACACGTCAGCAGGGACTAGTTTCGCTTCTACTTGGCTTAGCTGCAACAGCCTGACGTCCTTCCCTCTGATAGACACGTCAGCAGGGACTAGTTTCGCTTATGCTTGGCGGGGCTGCAACAGCCTGACGTCCTTCCCTCTGCTAGACACGTCAGCAGGGACTAATTTCAATGCTACTTGGCTTAGCTGCAACAGCCTGACGTCCTTCCCTCTGCTAGACACGTCAGCAGGGACTAATTTCATTTATGCTTGGCGGGGCTGCACCAGCCTAACATCCTTCCCTCTGATAGACACGTCATCAGGGACTAGTTTCAGAGCGGCTTGGCAGGACTGCAACAGCCTGACGAGCTTCCCAGCTAATGCCTTCGACGATATAAGTGGCGGGGACTTTACCGGCGCTTTTACCAGCACAGCCCTAACCGAAACCAGCATCGACAACGTGTTAGTGTCGCTCGTGGCATCCGGTATTGCAGCCGGAACGCGGGTATTTGACCAGTCGGGCGGCTCGGCACCATCGGCAGGAACAGGCCAACCAGCAATCGACACACTGCGCTCTCGCGGCTGGACCGTCACAGTAACAGGAGGCTACTGATATGAGACTGACAATCGCCTGCCCCGAGGCGATGCGGGATGATGCCAACAACCTAGCAATGGTGCTGGGCTTCGGCCCAGACGATGCGGCAACCTACGTTGCGCTGAATTGGCAGGATGCATCAGGCAACGTCTACGCGTGCGCCTCTCTGCCCGTGTCTGACGCATTCACCACAACAGCGCAGGCCACACTTCAGCGCCCCGCTTGGGACACCGACAACGTAATCAGCATGGCCGCAGCCAATCGCGCACAAGCGGCGCTGGTGTTCAGCCTGACGCCTGTGACGGCCCTGCCCGACAAGTTGACGGCCTGTGTGGGTGACGACGCGCTGGCAACGCTCGCCGCAATGGGGCTAACGCATGTGGTGGATGTATGACCGACACCGCCAAGCGCATGATGGACGCAGCCAGCACCGAAGCGCTGTTTGCCGCTGCACACGCTGCCATGCCCATTGAGGCCCGTAAAGCTGCGCTGCTTGCCGCAGTGCGCCGTCTGCATTACAATGCCAGTATCGCGCAAGGGTTCAGCCCAGACGATGCGCTGATTTTGTGCATGGAATCGGTGAGGATTGAATGACAACCCGCGACACCCGCCGCAACTTTCTCAGACTGCTGGACGACACCTGGCCCGGCGTCCAGTCGGAGTTTGTCGCGGCTATGCGTCAGGCGCGGGCCGGTGTCGATATGCAGGCACTTGAAGCGGCTATCGGGCGCGGTGATGTTGACGCCGCGTTTCGTGCATTGCGGTTCGACGCCGCAGATATGTTCCGCACCGATACGGCAATCACTACGGCCATGAACGCGGGCGGCAATTACCAGATGGGCGCGTTTCAGCACGCCACCCGCCGCGCCCCGGTTGCCAGCCGCGTTGTGCAGTCATTCGGGGGCCGGAACGAGCGGGCCGAGCGGATCGCGCGGGACTTGGGCGCGCGGCTGGTGACTGAGGTGGTGGATGATACCCGCGTGTTGATTGCCCAGACAATCCGGTCCGGGCTTGAGGCAGGCGCAGGGCCGCTGCGCACCGCACTGGACATCAGCGGGCGCGTGGTCAACGGCACGCGGCAAGGCGGGCTGGTGGGGCTGCACAGCACGCAGGCTGAATACGTCCAGTCAATGCGGGCCGCGCTGTCGCCCACAAACGGTGTTGGGGTTCGCCGGATCGTGACGGACCCGCTCACAGGAAAGCAGCGCGCGATCAAAGACTACTGGATTGGCCGAGACGGCAAGCTGAAAAGCACATTTACTGCGCGCAATCGCAGCTCGGACGGGGCGATTGCGCGCGCCATTCGTGACGGTACAACTTTGCCACAATCCGCGATTGATCGGGCCGCGCAGGGATATTCCAACAATCTGCTTAAAAAGCGTGGTGAGCGCATCGCCCGCACCGAAACTATGAAGGCTTTGAGCGCGGGACGGCATGAGGCTGTCGCGCAGCTTATCGAAGACCCGAACAATGACGTGCGGGCTGAGGATAAAAAGGGTAAGTGGGACGCTACGGGTGATGCTAAAACGCGACCGACACATGCAGCAGCCGACGGTCAGGTGGTGGCATATGGGGAACCGTTTATTGTGGGCGGCTATTCCATGTTGCACCCCCTCGACTCAAGCCTAGGCGCACCGGCTGAGGAAACAGTTCAGTGCCGGTGCTATGAGGAAATAATCATCGACTTCTTTGCGAGGCTGACCTGATGGTAAACTACACATTCGCCACCTTGGACGCTTGGACTAAAAAGACTGAAAAGCGGATCGACGCCGTGTTGAAAGACGCGACTCAATCTGTCGTAGCCGTGGCGCAGGTGACAAAGGCTAAAGGCGGGCGGATGCCGGTTGACACAGGAAATTTGCGCAATAGCCTGATATCGTCAGTAGCAGGGGGCGCATCTGGACAGGGTGAGGAATCTTACATCATGGCAGCGGCTGGCATGACGGGCGGCGACGTAGCAACCTTCACATGGACGGCAGAATATGCAAGGCGGATCAACAGCGGCTTTACCGGCGCGGACAGTTTGGGCCGAAACTACAGCCAAGTGGGCGCGCATTTCGTCGAGGGTGCCGTCGATCAATGGCCCGCTATCGTGCGGGCATCTATCGCAAAAGCAAAGGCGCGGGTCAGATGACCGAAGAACAGATTGCCACAGCCCTGCGCACCCGTCTTGCCGCCACAGCATCCGCGCCGCCGATCGTATGGGGTGCCAATGCGTCCGGCGTATGGGACGCAGCCGCGTTGCAATACGTCACGCCTGAGCCGCCTTTCTGGCTGGCGTATCAGGTCAAAACACCACCGGAACGCATGGGGGTGGGTGATTGGCATATCTATGTCGGGCGGCTTGTCGTGGCGGTCATGGTGACTGAAGGCACCTTTGAAGGCGAGTCAAGCGCACAGGCTCATCGTATTATTGACCAATTCCCCCCGAATATGATACTGACGGCAGGAGATGGCCGGGTTCAAATAATGGCGGTTGGCTATGCAGATGATGGCGCAATGGATGGCGCTTATTTTCGGACCAACGTTCATATTCGTTATCAGGCTCAGGAGT